GTGCTGCCGAGACCTTGTTAGTAATATGTATCGCACTCGCACAAAAGACATCGGTCCGTGTGCCACCATAGTCTGTGGTGAGCACGCATGGGAAACTAACTTCACTCATCCTGAGTTGAAGGACACCACCTGGACGCCCACCACATTGTATCTTGTCCCTAATGGCTATAAAAAGCTATTTGAGGTCATTAACGATAATGGAGACGCTTCGGTGAAGGGCAATAAAGCCTGTTTTCATGTTACGGAAACGAACGAGTTCAATTCAAACCCTATCCGTATTATGAGCGGAAACGGAGGTGACACAAATGTCCCTCTCCGTAACATCACTCAGAATATGATAGATGGTTTGATGATCTCGCCATTCGTCGATGCATCGGAGATCGCATGGGATGACCTTGCTAAAAAAGCTTGGGAATCTATGCGACCGCGGATTCAATCTGCGGTCTCTCTGGTAAACTTTGTGATCGAACTTAAAGATCTTAAGTCTTGGTCCAGAGTAGGCAACGCAATTCAGCGAATTCGAGGTTCGTCTAAGCCGTCCCGTCTCAATCTTAGCAGAAAAGCTAGGAGAGAGTGGGGCGAATCTTTGCCGTATTCGGATTTATCTTATAAGATGCCTGGTGGTCGCTTGAAGGTGTTGAAAGACATCGTTAAACGTCTAACAGGTGCTCATTTGGAAGCATCGTTTGGCATTGTCCCATTTGTAGCGGACATTGTTCAAACTTATACTTCCCTCACAGAACTTGAATATAAAATCAAGATCTTGAGGCGTTATGCGGGTCGCAAGCAGAAGAGGCACTTTAAACGTGCCTTTTCGGATCTCCCGGAGTCAATTACTTCGGGATTCCCGCTTGAGGATGGTTGGCAGTGGTTACCCACTGTTGATGTTGCATGGCCTTCGCCATACAATACTGAGTTCCGCCCACCTCTGACTTATTATCAGAAGTGGGTTTGGATTCAGCCCCCTATATATCATGCGCAAATTGAGTATATCTACTCAATCCCTGCCATGACGGAAGCAGAGGCGTCAGTGTTAGCCCATCTAGATGCTTTGGGTCTTAAGTTGGACCCAAGCATAATCTGGAATGCTATACCCTACACGTTCCTCATCGACTGGATAGCCGATGTGAGTGGTTTTTTGAAGACCTTTTCAAGAGACAACTTCCCTGTTACTGTACACGCCGTAGTTATGACACATAGTGTCAGTTACGCGCACGAAGGCCAAATATCAGTGGGCTACAACGATAAGAGTAGTAGTGATTTTTCCCCAGTACCTACTTGGTACTATTCGGAATTTCACTCTCCTCGTAATATCGAAGAAGCCTATCGTGGTACGCGGTACCTTTATGAGCGACGTGTCGTGGGTGACCCCCGTGATATATCCCGTTCGCTATCGATCAACTCTCCTAACGCTAGGCAGCTTGCCTTATCAGGCAGTCTGCTAGTTAATAAGGGAGTTGGTGGTCATGGGCCGACGCGAGCTTCAAATTCAGCTCGTTAGTAGTCGTTCCCTAGTAAGTGGCATTTTGCTGCTTGCGCAACTAAACATACAACCTAAAAGAAAACTATGCTACCCGAAGACCTAACCATCGTTGATAACGGTGCATTAGGAACCAATATTGGAGCAACTGGTTCACGAGCTTTTGCTCGTGTTTTCAGTTCACTCGATGGAACCACAATGCGACGATATGCCGCTACTGCAACTACTGACCGTATGGAGTTTCTTATAAGACACTCCTTATCCGGTAAAGGTTACAGCCAGCGGACGATGAGCAACATCAAGTTTATCTATACAAAGGTAAACCAAGATGTCTCAACGACGGGGGGAATAATTCCCTCTGCCTCTGTCAATTGGTCGATAAATCGTCCGACAAACATGTCGGCGATTACGACCGACGCACTGGTAACTAGCATGAGTTCCTATTTGGTAGCATTATTGCTAACAAGTGGGTACATGAGCCGGTTACACAATCTCGAGTCATAAAATGAATAGCGATCGAAAAATCACTATCGTTATGTGGCTCGTTGCCGCCCTGATGGCAATGGAAGTAATTCCATTGATCTATCGGTTCGGTGATTGGATCCAGTCGAGGTTCGGGAACCCAGGGAACTCTCTGAGGTACCAGAAGTAGTGAATCAACTGCTTCTGGTCTTTGTCTAGCATAGCTAGGAGGTTGAGCCAAATGGCCTACCATAATAGCCTGGAGGAGCTTTATTGCTCCTTCTTCATTGCTAGCCTCAAAGATGTGGCTAGTGCTTCTACATATCCTAACGCCGAGCTAAGCCGTGATGCGCACACTTGTGTGCGTCGCGTCAAGGCTGAAGGTATATCGTTCTTAACTAAAACGATACCTTCCTTAGGCAAAGCTGTTGATACAGCTTTGTCTACTGCGACTCCTCTACGTTTCCGTGGCTTCAAGCTGAAGCCTGGAACGCAACTGCCCCTATTTCTAGGGTGGTTGCTAGAGAGAGTATTCGACGATTCAGGAAATGAACGCAGTGATGCGTCCATTGAAGCGTTAACATGGCTGCGTCAAGTTTGTGCCGAAATGTACAAACTTGGTGTGCCGACTACCGAACAACAAAATGAACAAGTCATATTGTCATTCCTGCGTACAGATCAGAATCTACCCTCGTGTGACGATCCAAAGCCTTATCGGCTTACGGACGTCGCGCAAGTTGGTGAATCTGAGGGATCGCCCAATTACCAGTTATGGTACAAGCGATTCCTTTGTGCCAGTGGAGCTGCTAGCCGATCATCTGACGCCCGGGGTTTCCCAGACGTTAGTGAAAAGCACCCAATTCCTCCTGAAAGAGGATTTGAGTCGCAACTACACCAGTATTATTCTGTATATGCCGAGTCCGTCCTTCAACACGCACGGCGTTTATTCTGCCGTGTGGTGGGAGGACATGACCCAAGGGGAGTTGATAACTCTCCTAGGCATGGTCCAGGAGCAGTGGCTGGCGGAGAGCGAGGATCAGCGAAGATGTGCTTTACAGCACTTTTCCGCGACCTTGACAGAACTTATTCTTTCACAGAATATTTCTGTTTTAACGCCCTACACGCTGGTTTCCTGTTCGAGGAAATGCAGACGTACGAGATCAAGGAGGCGGGAACGGCAAAAGTCGTTCTCGTCCCCAAGGACTCGCGCGGACCTCGGTTAATATCTATGGAGCCAAAGGAATTCCAATGGATTCAGCAGGGTGTTCGTAATGTCCTTGAAAAGGCCATTACTAGCCATCCGTATACTCGTGGTCAGGTCAATTTTAATGACCAGACTATTAATAGACGGTTAGCCCTTGCTGCTTCTAACGGTGCCCCTTGGGTTACCTTAGATATGAAGGATGCTAGTGACAGAGTTTCTGTCTCCCTAGTCAGGAGACTTTGCTCTGACTACTGGTTCGAATGCCTTATGGCGTGTCGGAGCAGTAGCACTCGCATTCCGTCGGGAGAGATAATTCCTTTGAAGAAGTTTGCCCCGATGGGAAGCTCATTATGCTTCCCAGTAGAGTCACTCGTCTTCTGGGTTCTCTCAGTTGCAGCCATTATCCATAAGCATCCCGCTCTTGACGTTTATCAGGCGTCAAAAAGAGTGTATGTTTATGGCGATGATCTCATAGTGCGCATCGAAGACCAAGATGCAGTACTACGAACACTTCCCTTATTTGAACTAATGTTCAATGAGAAGAAGTGCTGTACGGCAGGATTCTTTCGAGAGTCCTGTGGATGCGACGCTTATAAAGGCGTCGATGTCACCCCACTTAGAATTAAGTGCGTATGGGATCGTCGTTCCGGTAAGTCCCTCGTTCAACATGTGGCGCTTCACAATGCCGCATGTGTTAGAGGGATGTTTCACTTAGCAGACCTTATCTTTGACCTCGTGTCTAAAGAAAGGAAGTTTCCTTACTCTGATAGTTCGGAAGCTTCTTTCGTCTGCTGGGTTGACCCCCGGAAAACGGCAACTCAAATTAGAGAGTATAATTCGCGTCATTTCCGACGTCGTTTCAAGGTGTCAAAAAACACCAGGAACGACTATCAGAGACGTGAGATACTCACTTGGGTTGTCCGGACTCGCTCAGAAAGAGCCAGTCTACCGGGTTATTCAGAGATGCTACGTGTAGCATCTCTTAGAGGTACTGGTGCCTACAAGTGCCATTCCTTGGTCAGAATAGCTCCAGAAGATGACAGATTATACTGTCTTACGCCATCATCCATAAACGTTGACATGTTTATGCCTGATGAGCCTTCTGTTCGGGCTTAC